TATAATATCAAAGTTTCTTAACCTTAACCCAAAGAATGCTTATCTATCTGAGGTATTTAATATAAAACCTCTCATAGCTAAAGAGTTTAAGCGTCTTGAAGAGGTTATGGCTACAGAAAAGAGTGGTAGTAAAGAGTGGAATAGGGCTTATAACGAGTATTTGAATGAGGCTGCTAAAGCGATACTCAATATTAAGTCTACAGACCCAATGAGTCCGATCATAAAGAATCTGGAAAAGGCTTTAGAAGGGCATATATTCCCTACATCCTTCTCAGGTCATTATATGGATATAGTAAATCAGCCTCAAATACTGTCTGATTTAACTCAATCCACACTTCCTACTGAAATGCTGGATCATATTATACCCAGACTGAAGACGCATACAAAGGAAGGTGTTGAGACATTGTGGGTAACAAAGCCATTAATGCCAGCCAGTGGGCATGGGGTAAGAGCTTCAGCCGCTGGGTCTAGGGTAGAAAAGGGACTTCAGATAAACCCGCTTAAAATGGTAGACAGGGCATGGGAATCTATCTGGACAAGAAACCCAGATGCAGTAATAACAAAAGAACTGTTATTGAAAGAGATGCGCGACATCAATGCCAGGGGTGATAAAAATACCGCTCCACTGGATGTTGATCTAGCAGCAAAGCGTATCGTAGAAACAGATAATTATATCAGTGTAGGTCCACACTCCTCGTTGACCCCTGACCGACTCCTGGCTCATATGAACCACACTAGAGTATTTGACAAGACTACAGGAAGGGGTGTACAATGGAATACGGACTGGTATAGGCAAGGTACTGGAGTTAATGCTGTAGATTCTGCATTAGAATTTGGCAGTAAGAAAATCCCCGCCATTATAGATATAACCAATATGTCCATACCTAAAGTAGCAAAAGCTGGTGACGTTGATTTTAAAGTAGTCCCGGTAGGTCAGCTTCTTCCCAAACTGAAAAAGGGCGAGAAGAGACACCAACTAATTATAGACGAGATCAATGCCATGATGGATTCAGCAGACTATGGATGGATGTGGAAAAGAGGATTAGGGGAAACTACCTCTTATCCCGCTGTCCTTGGTGGATTAAAAGGCGCACAGCTTGAAGAAGAGCCGTTCTAATGGCGTGGTCAGATGAATTCGAAGAAGAAGATGTATTAGGTGTCGGCAATATCGACCTCGGTAGCCTTGGTTCTGGGTTTATGGGTTTATTTGATAAACTCCTTGGAGGGATTGAGTCGCAGGGGAATACTAAATTTGAAAGGGCTGTCCATAAGTGGGGGCATAGCCAACCTCTAGTAAGATTGGTAGATAAGTTTAATCCAGCATTTAATGAACAATCTTTATACGAGCAGGGAGTGGAAACATCTAGAAATGAGATGCCATTCCAAAAACAAATTCTTGAAGATGGTACTTATGGCTGGAATTTGAACGATCCAACTATACAGGCTGTTGTTGGTGGAATCCCAATGAGATCGCACGTTAATTATGGATTAGATGAGTATAGAGCTTCTAAACCCGGATTTGGCGATGCTAATTTAGACCCCGCTCAGGTGGATAAAAAAAGATTTGCTTGGGAAAAATATCTATTCTATTCTAAGATAAATCCAACATTAGCCCGAACATATCTAGAACAATATAATAATATAGACACTCAATACGCGTAGAATACGGATAATATCATGGAAGAGATTTCTGAATTAGCTACATTATCCCAAAAGCTAAATATAATATTAAATAGTCCCAACACATCAGATGCTGAGAAGGGTCAATATAGAAATATACTGAATGGTATACATCATCGAATGAATCAATTAATGGGTCCAGAGAGGGAGAGAGATCGTAATCCCAATCAACCGGAAAGAAGTATGGGATTGCTAATATAATGAGCGAAGAAGAAGAAGCTGCGATGAAGGCTGATATATTATCAACCGTTCAAAGTATTGGTGATAAATGGGGAGTTAATCTTGCTGATCCAGATTTCCATCAGTCTAGCATAGGTGGAAAAATGCTGGGGGCTGGTTTTGTAAATGTGATGGGAAATTATCCAACCGCAGATAAGCAGAAACAGGTATTGAAGTATGGTTTGGATTGGCTCGGTGAACAACATAATCAACCCCCCGGTTTGCTTACGCAATTAGGAATAGGTTCCGCTGTAGTGAGCGGTTTAAAAAGGTCTGGCGTACTAACGGATGATGACATTAGAAAAAGTTGGGGTATACAAAAACCTATACAGACCCTATTTGAATACTTTAGCTCAAACCCAGAAATAGCTATATCTTCAGGTTTACATGAACTTGACGAGGAAAAATTTGGACCACAATGAGAACAGCTAAACAAGAAACATTTATCGAGCAGTATTGCCTTCATGGTAATGCCGCTAAAGCCGCATCCACCGCTGGTTACTCCCATCCCAAGCAACGAGGACATGAGCTAAAGAACCAGTTTGAGACTCAGATCGAGGAGCGCACCAAGAAGATGATAATGGATTGCGTACCCGGTGCCTTGACCCAGCTTAAATCCCTCTCTGAAGGCGCTGAAAGCGAGTCTGTGCGACTTGGGGCGGTAAAGGATATACTGGACAGGGCTGGCCTCAAACCTACGGAGAAGGTCCATACAGAAATTTCCCATGTGGAGACTGCATCTACTGATGAGTTGAAAAGAGAACTGGAGGCCCTAACAGGGTCTAGCTCCATATCGGAAATACCTGATCTGGTGAACTGATGTGGCTAGTTTGCTTGATCCACTAGATGTTCCTTCACAGTATTATGATCCTAAAAGAAAAGGCTTTGTAAGTATACACGGGTCTATGACCCCTCAGTATAGAAGCCAGATTGAGGAGGGTTTCTGGGAAAGTCCGTTTGGTAAAATACTTGGGTCAAGTCTTAACTTTATGTTACCAGACAGGGTTGTTGGTGCTATGCGGGGTAAGATTGATCCTTATACGGGAGAAGTCCCCATCCTTAGAGATGAAGATAAGGTAGAGATTTCTGCCGCTCTTTTGCCCCAAAGCGCAGTAACTGCTGGTATAGCGAAGATGGGAGCGGTTCCTTTGTTAGTGGGTGGCGTTTCTGGATTTCTACCGAAGGTGGGAACGCTATTGTCTAGGAAGGGTAAAAAGGGTTTTGCTAGTATTATGCCCGGAATGAGTTATACATCATGGGAAAAAAAATACGGTAATAAGGCTGTAGAAAATTTACCAGATAATTTAAAAGATTTTGCTAAGATAATTTATTATTATAAAAGTTTTGGGCAAGCTGGCGCTAGGACAATAGGAGAAACTTGGAAAACTAATACTGAAATGCTTAGAAGGGCTTTTCAAGGATATTATGATAGGGCTATATCTCTAAAAAATGATCGAGGAAATTTAATAATACCTAAAAGAGCCTATCCAGATATTATGAAGTTAGGTGGTGTTGTGGGTGGTCAAAGATATATAGCGCATAGGCATAAAAATACTGTAAGTGGCGAACTTGTAAAAAATAACATAGATGTTTTTTCAGAACTATTACAGGATATTAGTTCTATAAAGCATACTCCGGGTACTCAGGTAGGTGGAAGTGTACTGAAGAGTATAAAAGATACTTTGTCTAGGTGGGAACCGGAAATATTAAATGCGGATATATCTGATACATCATTACCGGAATTTCTTAGGGCTAAATTATTAAAGCATGGAATTGAGGCTGGTGATGAGGTAACAGATGCGGCATCTTGGTATAAAGCTAGAGATGATATATACCAAAAGGCGCACTTAGAAATACCTAATGTTAGGGGTCCAAGAAGTGGTAGTTTAGAAAGGGGTCAAGGGCAGGGTGTTAACCTAATGCGTAGGGTTATAGAAAAAGAATTCTCAAGGTTAGGTGTGGAAATTCCATCACCTAATGATATGGTTAAATTTTTTGCGCGACCTCAATTTAATCAGCTTCCTAAACAGACTAGGGATGAATTAGCTTATTCTTTCGGGCCTGAACAGAAAATGCTAAGAGAATCTGGTATTATAACTCCAAATTTACATCATGGGCTTTTCCTGAAGAATGCTCCTAATCTGAGGGGTGGTATGCAACCACAATCTATGTTTTGGGCTGAAGGTAGACCGTTCGATGCAACATACGATAGACCTCTTTCTCATGGGATAATTCATTCTAGGGAATCTGGCTTGCTGGGTGAAGCTGAAGCTGGAGGTAGATCAAAGATAAAAGAATTAGGTGGTGCTGATATAAGAGATGTGGCTGCTGAAGTATATGATCACCAGAAACGGCTGGCCGAACAGGGTGTAGATTATTGGAGTCCTTATGGTGATAGGAGAAAAATGCCGGGAATTTATAGGTCAATATTAGAAATGAACCCATCCTTACATGAGGCTAATCTAATAAGGGCAAAAAGGTTAAAGAAGCAGGGTTTTAGATAATGCCAATACAAAAGTGCAAACTAAAGAGCGGTAAGCCAGGATGGAAATGGGGTAAATCCGGCAAGTGCTATTCTAAAAGAAGTGATGCATTAAAGCAGATGAGGGCAATCAAAGCCAGTCAAGGGCGGGGTTGAAGTATCTGAGTAAAGATATAGAGATGGCGCATACCAGAACAGAATTAGAACAAGCGGTAGAGATAGCTAGGGAGATCAGGCAGAGGGAACGATTTAATAAAATCGACTTCTACGATCCCTATCCCTACCAGAAGAACTTCCACGAAACTGGTGCGGATTGTAACCAACGTCTGCTAATGGCGGCTAAC